TGCCTACGCCGATTACAGTCGCCATACTTCACCCGCCGAATAAGGTCTGCAGTTGCTTGATCTGGTCCACCATCTGCTGCTGATGCTGCGGCGGCTTTTCGATTGGCACAAAGTCTTCGGCACGCGGAGCCTTTCCTTTGGCGGAATACGGGGCAAGCACCGCGCTTGCAATCAGTCCCGTCTCACGCCACGAATCCGGCAACGCCTCGAAATACCTTGTGTATGCCAACCACTCGGCAAACTCGACCGACGACATTCGCCGCTCGAGGTCGCCCACCGTCATTTTCAAGTGACCCGCCAAACGAAACAGAAACCTGCGCGTCGGGCGGATGCTTAGTTTTTTGCGAGTTCCTCCACGTCCTTCTCCGTGATCGCGTTGTGTGCCGCCGCCTTGTCGAACAGCCGGCCAACAACCTTGGCAGACTTCGCCGCCAGCTGCTCAATCTGCTCGTCGGTAAATAGCCGCTGGCCCTTGTCATCACACAGACAGCGCGCCAGGAACTTAGCGCGGAAGTTGTCCACGCCGACTTCCTTCTTGCCGACCCATTCCTTCTGGTAGGCGTCGAGCTCACCCACGGTCATGACGCGAATGTAGACCTCGCCGCCCCACTCCTTGACGTTGACCTTCAGAAGGCCGAGATCGTCGGCCGCCATGATCTGTTCTGCCGTCAGTGCCATTGCAGCTACCTCACTCTAGGACAATCTTGAACGTCGCTGCGTACCGCGCAACGTCGTTTACCTTGCCCGCAAGCTGCAGCGATTGGCAGATGGCTTTGGTCGTGAAGGTCATCCCACCGCCGGAAATGTCCAGGGTGGCCTTCTTGCCGAACTGAGTCATTGCGATGTTCGCAGTCTGCAGGCACGCTATCTCTATAGTGCCTGCGTCAAATGCCCAGGCCATGGAAGCTGCCGTGCTTCCTCGAGCGAGCGGAAGCCCGCCGCCGACTGCCACCTTGATGTCGGTGACTTCACCGAACGCCGTGGAATTCCACGTCGCCGTAACGCCCGCACACTCTGTAGCCATGACGGTCCTCCGTCAGGCTTAGTAGCGAGCCACCTTGAAGGTGACCTGACCACGCACGGCGTCGTTCGTGGCAAACGTCAGTGTGGACGCAGAGACGGTAGCGGAGGCGCTGATCGCCGTAGATCCGCCGACCGTCAGCACCAGCGTGCCCGTCGAAGCGTCCTTGATGATGTTCGTCCCGAGGTAGTCCACCACGACTTCGCGGCCGGTGTCGGTTGCCGATCCCTGGAGCGGGCGGCTGATCGTGCGGATGCTGTTGCCGGTGGTCAGGCCGAGGTGCGACACGTCAATGGTGTCATCGGCGGCCGGGTCCGTGTTCGTCACCACGATGTTCGTGACGGTGAACGCGGTGCCACCGAAGGAAAACGTCGTTCCCGTACCATCATGCGGCGTAGCGGACATGCTCTAAGACTCCTGCCAGAGGACGTTGAAGGTCTGAGTTACTTGGTACACCGGCGGAAGGTCGCCGCCTGCCAGCTGCACGAAGTCGTCGGATTCCTGCTCCAGCGACACATGCTTCACCTCTGTATTTTCCACGGTGCCCCCGTAGCCATCCAGAACCAGACGCACGCGGTCGGCCAGATCACGCACGTCCTCGTAGGTGGTGGCGAAAGACTGCATCTCCACGCTGACGTTTGGCACGCCCATAGGCCCGGCCAGCGTGTGCTCGCGGCTGATCGCAGACCGCCGCCAGACGATGAACGGCAGGGCCGCCGTTTTCGGGGCCAAAAGCGGATAGACGCGGCTGCCCACGATTGACGAGGTGACGGTGTTCGTAACCAGGGCGGAGCGGAGGACGGCTTCGGGGGATTTCATGTGATGAGACCTCTGGCCACGCGGCCTTTGACTTCGTTCAATGCCTTCTCCAGCCGGGTGGCCAATTCGTTTTGCAGCAGGCTGCGCATGGCCGGCTGGGCCTGATTGAATGACGTTTTCACTGGGGGCACGCCTGTACGCCCGCCGACCGGCATCTTGCCGAGATTCACGACCTGGCCCTGCTTGGCGGTCTTGAAGAACGCCTTCGGCGACTTCGGCTTGGTAATGAGCTTGCCGGCGTTGCGGCCACGCTTTGGATTCAGGATTGTGAACCCACCTCGCACGTACTGGCTGTTATTGAGGCTGCTGCTCTTCCAGCTAGAGGCGAACCGCCCCTTCGTCTTGCGTTCCTTCGTGCCGAACTCCAAGAAGCCCTGGTGGTAGCCAAGACTGCCTTTCCCGATCGCGTAGCCGACGATGCCTACGGCGTTGCCGTCTTTGGCGTACACCTTGACCTTCGTCTTGATGCTTTTTCGCAAGTTGCCGGTCGGCCCCTTTGGCGTGTTCTTTCGCAGGGCGGCCTGCCCTGGTGCCATAGCCTTGCGAAGTGCCGCGCCGAGGTGCTTGGCGGCAATGTTCTTCGGCAACTCCTTGAACTGCTCTCGCAGTTGCGTGAGCTCTGGGAACTCCATACTGAGCTCAAGCGAGCCGCTGGCCTGTGCCATTACTGCTGCTCCTGGCAGATAGCCTCATGCTCGCTGCGGTTGCCGTGCTCGAGCAGGCTGACGATCTCCAGCGTGCGGGACCGCCAAGAGAACCGCATCTGCTGCGTCAGGCCAGGCAGGTATCGCAGCCGCACCTTGTGCGTCACGCTCGTTTCCTGCTGCCCGGCAATCAGCGCCTCGCGGGCCGATACGCCTTCAACGCTCGCCCACACGGCCGACGAGTCGTTCCACGTCAGCACCGTCTCGCCGAGGGCATTGGTCGTGCCGCTGGCGATCTGCACGGTGATACGCTCGCGGAGTTTGCCGGGGTCGATCATCGGTAGGATCCCCAACGCTGGGAGTCGAGCAGCGACTTCACGCCAAACGGGATCTCGTCACCGCCCATTGAGTCGGCCGCCATGCGTCGCTCGTACCACATGCCCACAAGCATGAGCATGGCGTGGCGGATCGCAGCAGGCACACTCGTACCGCTGGCCCCGTAGCCGGCCCACCAGGTCACGCTGATGGCGTTATCGTCCTGCAGGTGCGGCGGCCACGTCTGGCCATACAGCGTCTTCACGGTGCCCGGCACGCCGTCCCGATCCACGCGGTAACTGGCGGTCGAGTAGGTCGAGGTGGTGCCGTTCTCAAACGTGAACGTCAGGGCCTCCGCCGTCACTGTGCCAGCCGAGGCCATTGGCGGGCGTGGCAGTTCGATGTCGTGCGTGCCGTCCGGTGGGAACCTGTCGAACCGCATGACCCACTGGGTGTGAACCAGCGTGCGATCCAGGTACTGCTCGCACCACTCACGGGCCGCCGTGATGAGGGAGCCGATGTAGGCATCGTCGGTCGTGGTATCGACACGCAGATGAGCCTTGGCCTCGCTCAGCGTGACGGGCTCAACGGCTGGCGGTGTCTGGCGAGTCAGGCTTCGGTACTGCACGGCGTCCTCGTTTTCTCGGGGTGGCGTCGGCCGTCTCGGCAGCCGTCTCAATCGCTGCGGTCTCGATCAGATCCTGCTGCCGGTCTTCTATGGCCACGCCCTGGGCCACCAGCTGCGTCGCCAGCCCGCCCGTCATCTCGACAGACTGCCCTTTGCGGTAGGCACGCCACGCGCGGGTAAATGTGATTTTCTTCACTGAGGCACACTCCATGCAGTTTCGGGCTTCTTTCCGTTGGTCGTAAACTCCGTGGTCCACTGAAAAACAGGCTTGCCGAGGTTCTGGCCCGGCCAGGTCACCACGTACTCGCCGTGCCCCAGCACCACGCGGGGCGTGACGAAAAGCCTGTTGCCGCTGTCGCGCCAGTTGCGCCAGAACCAGATGTCATCATCGGTACGGCCGTCGTTCCACGACCCGTCAGGGCCGGGCTTCGACCAGAACCATGGCTTCTTGCATCGCTTCAGGGCGGCCGTGCTGATGACGGTCAACCCGAAGTGCGCCGTGTCCACTTCCTGCACAGGCTCGGCGAACCACGACATAGGCAGGCTCGTAGTGCCGCCCTCTGGAGGGTTGTCCAGCGTGCCCTTGAGGGTCAGCATCGGGCGGCCGTCTTCCCGCTTGGTCTGCAGCCCAGTAATAGCGTCACACTGGAACGTCATCGCCAGGGCGAAGAGATGCTCCACGTCTTCCTTCGTGAAAAACGTGTCGTAGTCGATCGTGAGCAGGTATTCCGCTTTGTCGATGAATTGCTCCATCACGCGGGTGTTCACCTGCGACCAGAACGCACCAGTGCCCATCGTGGGGCGAATCCCCAGCGGCATGAGTGCCTGAGCCCAGGCGAAGTGGTTGGCCGTAAACGAGAGCCTGGGCATCGACAGGATGGCTTCCACCCGGATGTCGGCCTCAGTGCCACCGACCTTGACCAGCATTGTCAACCTCGCAAACGAGAGCGGGCCGCCCCGGTTTGGAGCGGCCCGCCCAGTTTGCACATCAAGTCAAGCCGTCAGGCTCACGCACCGACCAGGCCGATCATCGGGCCGGCGACGGTGTCGGTGCCCAGGTTGGCGTGCGTGATGGCCACGCGGGCCACCGCACGGATCACGGTCTGGTCGCTCAGGAAGTTCACCTGATCGCTGGACGCGATCTCGATGGCCTGACGGATGCCGTAGTAGCTCGAGTTCGCCATGTTTCCGTAGAGAGCCATGATCGCACCCGTCGAGTCCGCACCGGCCGGCAGGCGGTCGGTGAGGACCACTTCCGAGCCGAGGAACGTCGGACCCATGCCCTGCGACAGACCGACCGACCCGCCCTGGGCGAGGTCGAGGTTCTGCATGCAGGTGGCGAAGAAGAACGGCGAGCAGAACCACTTGGCACCCTGACGCGAGTGCTGCGGAACCCTGGCCATCATGGCCAGCAGGTTCGCCTTCGTGACTTCGTCGGGCGTGTCGCCGGCAGCCGTCACGAGCGAGGCGGCGTAGGTGGCAGCAGACGCCGCCAGCAGGCCGCCCGTGTAGGTCGTGACGAGCCCGGCAACCGCTGGGGCGTTGCTGGGGTTGCCGCTCCACGCAGCCTCTTCGACGGCGTTGCTGAGCGTCAGGGCCAGTTCGGCAGCGATCCAGTCGGCGATCGACACGATGGAGTCCTGCAGGAGCTCGCTCGCAATCGTCACCGCACCACTAACCTTCTTCGCCGTCAGCGTGACCTGGTTCGAGGTCGGGTCGCTGGCGGTAATGGCAGTGTTCTCGTTGATCCAGTAGGCCGTCGCACCGGCAGTCCGACGCGGGAACAGGAGCACGTCGCTCGGCATCACCACGTTGGTGGCGTTCTGAGCGAAGGCGGAATACTGATCGACCAGGCGGATGACGGTCGAGGAGAGCACGTCAGGCACGAAGGCCGCACCGGTCGTGGAACCGGTCGAACCCTGGGCACGAGCCTCGACGCCGTGATCCTGGCACCACCGCTTGGCCTCGGCATCGCCGCTCTTGGCCTTGAACCACATGCCCACCGAGTAGGCGTCCTTGGCGTTCTCGAACGCACGGAGCCGCCCCGAGAACGGAACAGCCTCGACGCGGACCTTCTCGCTCCGCTCTTCCTTCACCTCGGGAGCCGGCGAGCAGCGCTCGACCACGCTGCGGAGATTCTTGGCCGACTCGACCACCGACTTCTCGAAGTCGATCTTCTTGGCCAGATCGCCGGCCCGCTTGTTCAGCGTCTCGAGCTCCAGGTCACGCTCGGCGACCTTGTCTTCGTCGCCCTCGATCGCCCGCACGGCGTCGATCCGGTTGGCGAGGGCAACGGCCTCGTCCTGAAGCTTCTTGAGATTGTCCATGTTCGGTGAGACTCCTGCGGCGGTATTGCCGATGGAGTCCACCTTGCCACTACCGTGCTGGCCTCTTGCAGAACCGCACTTCGGAAAGTGTTGTTTTCACAAATGCCACCGCCCGCGCTCCGCACCTCGGGCAACGCAGATACCGCTGCCGCTCGTCACCACACGGACGGCTTGAACGGCACCGGAGCTTTTCGCCGCAGGTGCAGCGTGCTTCAGACACGGCGAAGCCTCAGTGACCACGCAGCAGCTGCGTCACGAACCAGGGAACGCTTGGCGACAACTGCGGCCACAGCCTCGGGCTCGGGCTGCGACTGCAACGCCAGCCAGGCTTCGTAGGAACGCATGGCAACGGATGCCGAGGTGGCGGGGTACGCCGGCACCAGGACCGGCCCGACATCGTAAAGGCCCGACACCTCCCGGATCTGGCGGACGGCCTTGCCGTCCTCGCCCGTGCGGAACGACTCGTTCTTCGGGTCCACTGTGAAGGCGAACGACGAGCCACGCACGTCGCGCCGCTGGATGAGCTCGAGCACGTCGGCCCGGCTCACGGGCGGCGTCACCACGTACTTCAGCCCCTTGTCATCGCTAGAGAGTTCCAGCGTGCCAGACGATGAGCGGCCCAGGACGATATTAGAATCGTGGTTGAACAGCGCCACCACGTCGCCCTTGCCACGCTGGCGGTTCAGGATCTTGTCGAACGCACCCGGCAGGATCTCTTCGCGGAACCCACCGAGGTCGAGAGACAGCCGGTTGTAGACGGCGGCGTACCCGATGATCGCGGCCCGGCCATCGGCCCGGCTCTCAACGATCAGTTCGTTCTCTTCCTCGAAGGCGAAATCGCGGCGTTCAATTTCCATCGGTGTACTCCTCCTGTTCGGTCTGGTCCTCGGCGGCATCGGCCGGGCTGTCTTCAACTTCGGCGGGCGGCTCGGGCATCGGCTCAGGTGCCGGCGGCTCCGCGCCCACCTTGTCCAGCGTGGTCATGTTCAGCTGCACGAAGTGCTTGTCACCTTCCGGCCCGATCGGGTTCAGGTTTTCTAGTTCCCTGATCTCGTTAATGGTCATCCACCCGTTCTGCAGGGCCGAGACGTAGTAGGCCGACCGGCTTGCGTGGTCGCCACGGAGCAGGCCGCTCACCGAGTGTTCAGCGAAGAAGGTCTCATCATCCACGATGAGGTCGCGGCTGATGGCGGCCTCCCACCGTTTCAGGTGCGGCAGCAGGCAGTGCTGAACAAACTCGGTGCCCTGCACTTCGATGTTGCTGTAGGTGCTGCGGGTCAGGTCTTGAATCATGTGCGGCGGCACGCGGAACGCCCGGCAGATCTCGATCACCTGGTACTGCCGCGTTTCCAAGAACTGGGCCGCCTCGTTGCTGCCGCTAAGCTCGTGGGCCTTCACCCCGTTCGGCAGAACCGCCGTTCGGAACGCCCGATCTGCACCACGGTGCATCCGCTCCCACTGCTCACGCAGCCGCTCGGCAGCCTCCACGGGGATCGGGTTCTCTGACTCCAGCACGATGCCGGGCCGGGCTCCGTTGCCGAAGTAGGTGGACCCGTGGGCCTCAAGAGCCTGGGCAAGGCCGATGGCGTTCTGGAAGATCTTGTACGTCGGGATCGCCTTGATGCCGTCCTCGGTCGTGAACCGCAGGGCGAAGATCTGCTCCTGGCTGTAGATCGTCTGCCGGCCGCTGGGCTCGCGGTAGCGATACCGAAGCGTCCCGTCTTCCAGCCGCTCGACTTCCATCCGGCTGGAGTGCAGCGGCCACAGTTCCGACACGGCACCTCGAGCACCTGGGCGGATCTCGGCGTAGCTCGCACCGTAGTGCAGATACATGCCGGTCATCCAATCCCGAAACTCCTGCGCCGTCTGCCACGGGTTCGGCTGCTGGTGCAGGAGCCGGTACACCGGGTGGCTCGTAGCCTTCTGCTTGCCGCCGTTCGCCATTCGCTCGAACACATGCAGCGGCAGGGCCGACACGGCGTCAGAGATCACGCGGATGCAGGCTGTGTAGGCCGAGCACGCCATCGAGTTGTCGGCGTTGACGCGGATGCCCGAAGGCGTGCGAGACGGCGACACCTCGGGCCAGTCGATGCCACGCAGGTCGAACATCTTGTAATCGGCGGCGGCGTTTTCGCTCATAACGAGATGATGTCCCAGTTCTGCTCAGGTGCCGGGGCCGTGGCCGTAGCGTGAATGCCAAGGGCCATGGTCAGGGCCACGATGCCGTCGATCCGTTCGTTGGATTTCTGCTTGCTCGGCTTAATGTTGCCCGCGTGATCGCTCTGTATCGCCACATTCGACGCCTGCCACGCCAGGACGGGATGACCGCCGTGGAGGAGACGGCCGCCCACGCAGGCCGCCTCAAGGGCCTTGGCGGCGGAACTCATGCTGCCGTAGCCCTGCCCAAAACCTAAGACGTTTACCCCATCGCCTTGCAGTTGCGTCGACAGCTGAGTGGCGTTCCAGCGGTCGATCGCCACCTGCCGCACGTTGTATTTCTTCGTCAGGGCCATGATGTCAGCCCGCACCTGGTCGAAGTCGGTGACGTTCCCGTGCGTAGTGTGCAGGAAGCCTTGCTTGTGCCAGAGGTCATACGGCACGCGGTCCCGCTTCACCCGCTCCCGCATGTTCGTTTCGGGAATCCAGAAATGCGGCTCAACCCAGAACCGGCCATCGTCCAGCTGGAACAGCAGGCAGAAGCAGGTCGTGTCGAACGTGCTGGCGAGGTCGAGGCCAGCGAAACACTCCCGGCCATCCAGCATCACCGGACAAGGCTCGTTACCCTGTGCCCAGTGCTCCATTCGCAGCCAGCGCGTATCCTGCTCGGTCCACTGGTTCAGGTGCAGCCGCCGAAATGTGTTCTCTTCGCTCGGCATGTCCTGGGCACGCTTGCACCGCACCCGCAGGTCATCGAGCTTCACGCTCACGCCGAGGTTCGGGTTCGCCTTGCGCCAGGTCGCCTCCTTCGTCCAATCGTCCTCGGGATCGGCGGCGTAGATCGCAGGCAGGAAGGTCGCGTCTTTAATCGCACCGTCACGCACGGCCAGGGCGTAACGCCAGATTTCCCAGCAGATGCTCTTCCTGTCGAAGCCAGCCGTGGTGATCGCCACGCACAAGGGCTGACGCCTGGCACCTGTCGATGTGGTCATCACGTCCCACAGTTCCCGGTCGGGCTGGGCGTGTAGCTCGTCGAAGATAATCCCGTGAGCGTTTAGTCCGTGCTTCGTGAACGCCTCGGCCGACAGGGCCTTGTATGTCGAGTGCGTGTCCTCTCGCACGATCGAGTTACGAAAGACCCGCAGGCGGCTCCGCAGTTTCGGCGAGTTCTCAACGCAGACCTTCGCCATCTCAAAGACGAGCCGGGCCTGGTCGCGGTCGGCGGCGCACGAATAGATCTCGGCACCAGGCTCGCCATCGAACATGAGCTTCAAGGCGATGCCAGCACAGAGCGTGCTCTTGCCGTTCTTTCGCGGGATGGCCAGCAGGCTTGTGCGGTACTGCCGCACGTCGCTTTTCATCGTGCCGAACAACCGGCCGACGTATTCCTTCTGCCACGGCTCGAGCAGGAACGCCTTGCCGCCGAGCTCGCCTTTCGCGTGCGTCAGGTTCTCCTCAAAGAACCGCACCGCGATGTCCGCAGCCTTCGCATCAAGCGAACATGCGGGCGTCGTCTTCGTTTTCTTGCTTCGGCTCTTCGACATGCAGGCCGGTTCTAGCACTCGGGTTCAGCCCAAAATCCTGCTCGAGCTGTCGCAGCTGCACGGCGAGCTTGTGGGCGATGCTCACCTCTGGGCGTTGGGCGATGTATTTCACGTCGCCTTTGTCGTTGAGGATGGGGTATGTGTCGCCTTCCTTTTTGAGTCTTGCACGAGTGGCAAGCCACCATTCGTAGGTGTCACAATAACGAGCCAACGCCTCGATGTCGGCCCGCGTCATCACCTTGACCGATTGAAGCAGCGGCAGCACCTCGCCCCATTTGGCTGCGGCCACCTCGCCCAAATGCGGCGGCATTACAACGCCATCTGTTGCCGGCTGCGGCTCGCTTTTGTTGGTTGGCCGGCGGCCTGGGTTGCCACGCAGGATCTTGAGTTTTGTTGGCGTCGGCTTCGGCCCCCGTTTTCCCATCGTTTCACCGACCCTTCTAGGTCAAGTCGCAGCTGCCCAATGCTTCGAGCACGCTTCTTATTGTTGCATTTACGGCATAGACACTGCGAGTTAGGGAAGACATTGCCTGGGCTGCCACCTGCCGTAAGTGGCACGATATGGTCGTGTTCTGCGTTTCGCGGGTCCGGCCTTCGCGTCTTTGGGTCAATGACGTATTCCCTATTGCACTTAATGTCGCATAGCTGGCATACCCAGCCGTCACGATCAAGCACAGCGAGGCGGGTGCATTGCTCGTCAAACGGCACTTCAAGGATTTTGCATTTTTTTCGCAGAGACGTTTGACGAGCTCCAGCAGAGGCTGACGCCAGGTGTTGCTTGCTCCAGTTCTTTCGCGGCCTGTCCGAGCCCCATCGGTGGTCCCATGCGCATTCACGGCAACAGTATTTTCGGCCGTCTTGCCCTAGTGCTGTTTTGCGTGGCCCTTGTGCTGGTCGTTCAATCTTTTTGCCGCATGCTGGGTTTTGGCAGAAGCGATTAGGCAGTCGCATGTGCTCTGCCCTGCACTTCCACGAACAGCACCGAGCGCCCTTGGCGTAACGGTTGGGCGTTACATAAAAGGGCTTGCGGCAAGCAGCGTTTGCGCAGGTGATAATGAAACCGTTGCGTTTGGCCATGACCGCAGCATGCGGCTTGTGTCAAACGCTAAGGCCTACCCCCTGACAGTTACCTGCGACCGTGCACCCATCAGACACATCCGGGGTTTAATGTGGCTGGCCTCCCTATGATCCGACCTACCCTCCCCCTGCCTGCTCCTGCCGTGTCTTCCTGCCGTGGCACCTGATGCACAGCGTCCTGAGGTTCTCCATCACATCCTGCCCGCCCTGTGCCTTAGGCGTGATGTGGTCAACGTGGGCTTCCCTCTTGTCTGCACACACACGCCCACAGTCCTGACATGCCCATGCGTCTCGGATCAGCACGGCCTGGCGGATCTTGAACCAGGCGGTTGAGCAATACCCACGGGCTGCCGCGTTAGGCCTGGCTGTATCGTCTCGCTTGGGGCGTGACGAACGCAGACGCAGCGGCCTATGGGCTGGGATTCGCTGGGGCATGCCCTAGCTCTTGAACATGACCACGCCAACCGTGCCCGTGCTGTTGGTGGTAACGCCGACGATCTTCAGGAACTCGGCAGCGAACACCTCATCGGGCAGGCTGTAGGAGCGGCCTTCCGTGCTCGAGGGGGCCAGGGTTAGCGTGGCGATGCTGCCATCCGCCTTGTACAGGCGAGAGAACGACCCGGCACGGGTGGGGCTCACGAACATCTGCAGCGTGCTGGCATTGGTGCTCATGGTGCCGAACGACACGATTGCGCCTGCAACGTCTCGCACGTCGAGCGTGGTGGCCAGGGAGGTGGTCGTGTGCAGGGTGATGTCGAAGTCTCTGAAGCGGCGGCTGATTGTGGCGTCGGCCATGCGTGGTCTCCTGTGCCGTCTAGGTTAGGGGCTAGGCGTGGAACCCTTGCAGGGGCGCGTGGCGGTAGGTCGCCGCTGTTGTGTCACGCGGCTGGCGGCTCGGGAAGGGGCATCCAATGGCTGACCATCGACGGGTGCATGACGGATACGCACGGGATGGAAAAGCACTTCCAGCGGTTGCCGTGCCACTCGCCAAACTCAATCTCATGCCCGTCTTTAGGCTCGCCGTCGATAACGTGACGGCCCGGAATCCTTGTCGCAATGATGCACCGGATGCCTTCCTGCGGCATCTGGTCGCTCACTGAAATCCATTTGCTTTCCATGTCTGCACTTTCGCTCAGTAAGGTCACCCGCTGCACGCCTTATCGACGGCCTTGAACTGCTGCTTGGTGATTGGCATGGCGAAAAACAGGGTGTCTTCGATGTGCTTCGCCATGTAGTCGGCTGGGTGATGGGCAATGGCGAACGTGTAATATCCAGAGCAGTGTTCCTGCTGGATGGTGATGAGCCAGTATTGGGTCTTTCCTGCCATGCCTGCACCTGATTTCAGTAGCGCAATACGTTCAAAAAGTTTTGAACATTATGAACAACGCTCGCCGTAACTACCTTTCTTTCAGCGGTTTTCGGCATGCGCAATTCTTTCGGCGTTATGTGCGGCGTGTTGTGTCGTCTCGCGTAACACATCAAATCCGATATGTTTCACAAACGAGATTCCGTAAGCATTAATGCCACGTTTTTCTTACGAACTGCGCATCTATTGGCGATTACTGCCATCTGATGCGCGGCCCAGCAGCCCGAACACGGTGTCGTGATGCTGGCGGTAGTCGGCACTGTCAATGAACGCCCCACCGTCTGCGGCGACCGCCGCGTGCCTGAGCATGAACGCAATCGCCTCGCGCTCCTCTGCCGTGAGCGTGTTGTCCCGAGCGGGAACGTCATCGCCCAAATCGCGTGTTTTCGCCTCGGACTGTCCCGAGCGGGAATTCATACCAGCAACTCCACAAGCTCGTGCGGGATCAGGCTGCGAATCTCCTCCACCGCCCGCTCCGTCTCGGGCGACGGCTCGCCGTGCTTCAGGAGCGACCGGCAGCGGTTGCCGATCAGCTCCAAGGCGATGAGGGCATCGCGGCCGGCGAGGCAGTACCGATGCTCGCGGGCGTCGTCAGGGTCGGAGCAATCGAACCGGAGGATGGCTTGCATGACCGCAGCCTACAGGGCGTGGCAATCGGGTCAACGCTCGTCCTGGCTCGCGATCCGGCTGGCCGCCTCGGCGTCGAAGGCGTCAGTCCTCCCCAGGTCGAACCAGTGGGGATAGTGCTTTAGCAGCCGCCTAGCTTCCTCGCGGACTGGCTTCGGCACTCCCTTGATCCCGCCCTCATAGGGGCTGGCGAGACGCAGGAGGAACGCCTGCGTGCGGATGACGGCGCTGGTTCGCTCGCGAGGGAGTGTCATTTTCGTAATTCGCGAATTGCGAACGCCCGGTCGGTTTCGTTGCAGGCAACCTATTTCGCCGTTATTGCCCCGCACGCAATCTGCCCGAAATACCACACCTACGGTGTGTAGCGTCATTCACGCCACGAACAGCGGCATCTTCGCTTTCGACTTGGCGATCCGCTGCTCTGCCAGTTCAATGTATTCGGGATTCAGCTCGCAGCCGATGCCACTGCGGCCCAGCTCTGCGGCGACGGCCAGCGTGGTGCCGCTGCCTGCGAACGGGTCCAGCACCGTGCCGCCCTCGGGACAGCCTGCCTTGATGCACGGCTCAACTAAGTCCGGAGGCATGGTGGCAAAGTGAGCGCCTTTGTACGGCCTTGTCGTGACGGTCCAGACCGATCTCTTGTTTCTCGTCGTCCCTTCCCACGGGACGCTGCCGCACACGCCGTTGCGTGGGCAGTCACGCTCTTTGGCCGACTTCCGCTCCTTATTGCCGCTTCGCTTTAGTACCGCCTTCATGGGGCCATTTGTCTTGCCCGGCACACGGTCGCTACCGTGCTGACCGTCCCACGTCGCCTGCGAAACACGGGCGACACTGGATGCGGAAACAGGCTCGCTTACCGCCTCCGCGTCGTACCAATACCGCTCGCTCTTGGTGAGCAGGAAAACGTATTCGTGCGCCTTCGTGCAGCGGTCCCGCACGCTCTCGGGCATCGGGTTGGGCTTGTGCCAAATGATGTCCTGCCGCAGCCACCAGCCGTCAGCCTGGAGGGCGAAGGCGACACGCCAGGGGATGCCGCAGAGGTCTTTTCCCTTTAGCGTGCTGTGGCTGTAGACGCCTTTTGTTGGGAAAGACGTGCCGTTGTCGCCACCATGAAAGCCGGTCGGATGCGTCGGCCCTCTGCCGGTTCCGAAATAGGAGTCTCCAAGGTTCACCCAGCAAGTCCCGTCATCCCGCAGAACTCGCCGTACCTCGCGGAACACCTCCACCATGCGAGCGACATAGGCTTCCGGCGTTGACTCCAGGCCGATCTGCCCATCGTGGCCGTAGTCACGCAAGCCCCAGTATGGCGGGCTGGTGACGCAGCAGTGGACGCTGGCGTCGGGGAGCGCCCGCAGCCCTTCGATGCAGTCGCCTTGAATGAGGCGGTGAGTTGCCATTCCGCCAACGTATGCGGAGCGTCAACTGGGTCAATGCTTGTTCAGAAGCGCGACCGCGAATGACGCTACTTCAAATCGCCGCACTCTGTGGGTGTAGCGACATCATCGCCGCAACGCACCACCCAGCGACGGAGCTACGCCAGGTGCAAGGGTGCCGCCACCGCTGGGGGCTGCGGCTGGCGAGAGCGTGGGCGATGAGACAGGCGACGGCATCGGCGGATCGGGCGGCAGCAGGGCGACCGCGTCGGCCCAGGGCAGCACTTCGACCGCCTGGGACAGCACCGCTTTGTCCGCAGCCGCCCACATCGCTTCCAGAAGCCCGCCCGGCCCGACTTCAGTGAGAACGTCGGCACACAGCATCAGCCGCCCATCGGTCAGCGTGCGAGGCACAGGGCGGCACTTGTTGCTGCCATGCTCGGCGTGGATTTCCGCGAGCCGCTCGGCCAGTTGGACATCGAACACTAACGCCCACTGGCGGGCGTCGGTGTAACTGATCGGCAGCGTGAGGTCGCCTAGCGTCATGGGATGGCGGCTCCGATAGCGTTGTAAAGGTTGGACACGCGGGTGTCTAGCAGGGCGAGGTCAAGGGATTCGCCGATGGAATAGAAGGCGAGGCGACCGGCAAACAGGGCCGCGGCAGACCCAGCATTATTATCGCCAAACACAAAGACGTTTCCGTTGAAGGGAGTTTCTGACGCGGTTGTGTAAGTAGTGTCGGTGCCGTTGATCCTGGCGCGGCTTGCGTTAGACGCAGAGCGTCGATAAGCAAAAAGGCTGCCGTTCGACGGGTTTCCGGTTGCGGCCGGGCTGAACGCCGCCGAAGACCGGATTCGCACGCTAATAGTCGCAGGTGACGCAATGATTGCGCAACGTGTCGCGCCAGTAAGGTTGAATCCAGCGCCAATCGGGACAGACCCAGTGGATGACGTAGAAACCCACACCGCATGGGACACGCTATTCTGCGGGTCTGCGTTGTTATTCCGATTGCTGTCCAAATACTTGCCGGTTCCGTCGCCTATCAACCCCGTTTTTCGGTTGTAGTCCCCAGAAACAAACGGGCCGTTATTCGTCGGTGCCGCCCCGACCAGCGGAGTCAACGCACCGGAGAGCGTCCTAGCCCCCATGAGGAGGCATGACGCCTTGATGGCCGACCAGATGCCGTCAGTCTTGCAGCCCAAAATGAAGTCGCGGATCGCGTCCTTCACTGCCTGCTCAAGCTGCTGCCCGTCAGCGATTTCGACAGCCGCGATGTAGTTCTGAACGTCGGAGTCGCCAGCGATGGCGGCCGATCTGGGACGCAGCAATCTAGGGGACATTGGCATGGCGCGTCGCTACTGTAGGGATGTAAGGTCGTTAGTTCTGGTCGCGCCCGGCGTCGCTGCCTGTCGCGGTAGTTCTCGGTTGTAGTGCATAGAGCAAGCGGGTCTGCTCATTCACCGCCTGCGAAATCTCACGCTGCGTCTCGCTCAGCGACTTCACAAACGACCGATGCTCCTCGACCAGTGGCAGCAGCACGTCGTGCCGAAGCACCCAGCCCGCAGCCAACGCCACAAGCACCGGGAAGCCCCAGCGTTCCATGATGCTGCCGAGTGTGCCGCCGATTTCTTCCTTGGTCATTTCGTTAGCTCGTACTGCATGACCGTAAGCAACGCCCTGTGTGACAGTCGCTCAAGCCACCATGCCACCAACCACTGTACGACGGCGACCGCAACGGCTTGCAGCAGCAGAACCCAGATGAACCCGTACTCATTCGGGTCTTTGTCGCCCGCAGCCTGATGCTCCCGCTTCACCGCCGTGAGCAACGCATGCACGTACACGTCGCGCTGCTGGTTGTCGCGGCATGCGGCGAGGTAGTCGCCAGACCAGTTCGCAACGGCAAGCTGCAACAGGTCGTTCACCGTGTCGCGGCCGACGAGCCTTTTGCGGATCGGCGGGAGGTCGGCCCAGCATTGGGCTTGGAGGTCGGCGAGCGTCATTTGGGGCACTTCCCGTCTGGGCAGGGCTGGGCCTTCGGCTTCTTGCCGGTGCCCTTGCATACCGGACACGTAAAGACAGAAATGCCATCGCCGCTTCGGACCTTCCCGGCCCCGTCGCAGTTCTCACAAACATCTGACGCCGGTGCAGGTGTCGGCGGCATCTCATGCCGCATCAGAATCACCATGCGAGCCGTCTCGGCTGCGATGTCGGCAGTGATCGAAGGATCTCCGGCAGGGAGTGTTGCCACGCAGCCGCCGGAAACGACTAGGAAACAGACGAGCCAACGCATTACAGAATCCCCGTAAGCCAACCGGACTCTGGCATGAGCGAAGGCTCGAAGCCGCTGAACCCTGAGACGGCATAGCTATCGCCACCACGGCACATCGAGTCGATGACTTCGGCATCAACCCAGCCAGCCGAACGCTGCAACGCCGGCGGAGCCTTCTCGTCAACAGGCCCGTCGTAGCAATCACCCCAGCTATTGGGCACCCTGATGGCAGGCCGATCCCACCGCAAATCGCAGCCCATCATGCAGTGCGCCCAGGTCCCCATCGGGACGAGCCAGCCGCCGCCGAGGTTGGGGTACTCGCGGAACTTCATCGAGAAGCCACGCATCGAACACAGAAACACCGGGTAGCCGTTCGAGATGGCTTTCGCACAGTCATCGAACGACTTCACCAGCGTGACTTCGGCGACCTTGTGCTTTGCAGCGTACGGTTCGAGCTTGTCAGGTAGGCCGTCGCGGCCCAGTGCTGACTCTTCGGTGCCGCTCAGCGGCTTGTCCCACCGCTTGCCGCCGTAGTCCTGGCCGAAGTGCAGCGTGCCGAAATCGCGGATCGCCTTGGCTGCGTGGTAGCCGGTGCTGCCGTCGCCACCGAGGTTGCGGCTCTGGCCCCTCGCCTCGACACGGGAAAGCCCGTAGACGACGCCGGGGATGCACAGCCCGCCCCACACTTCCGGGTCGCGTCGCAGCCAAATGTCGGCGGCTGCTAGACAGTCCACCGTCATCGCGGTTCCCCAGCCGACGCAACTGCCGATTGGCTGCTTGCCACGCTTCCACGACGGCATCGACTTGAGCAGCAGCGCCGACAGGCTTACGTCGTGCTTCGCCGCCTGCAAGCCTGGGCCAGCGTCTGCCAGCGTCGGGTGCGGCAGAGATGCCACGAACTCCGCAGCACCGTACGGATCGGGCTCGTAGCCGAACATCGGGATGAACGCCACGCTTCACCCCTTCCCGAATCCGGCCCATGCCATCGCGCGGGCGAAATCTGCGTACTGCTTTCGGATGTCCTTCGTGACGCTGACTACCGCCAGCCCGATGCCTTGGGCGTACGCTTTCTCCACCGCCGCTTGAAGCTTCTCGTCTCCCGGCGGCTTGCCATGAATCCGCCGCCACGCAATATCGAGAGCAAGGGCGGTGTATGCACGCAGCGAGCGAGTGTCTGTGAACGCGACCTCTTGTGAAACGCCGTCGCCCTCGACCACCAGGGCGGCTTTTGTCCAAGCCTCAGCCCAGACGGCACGGTCAACAGCGTTCAGGTCGGAAAGCTCGGCAGCAACAGGAGCGACAACGGCTTGCATCTCAGCACTCGGCGTCTCGACCTTCACCGACTGCACCGCCGCAGGCAACGCCAGCGACGGCATCGGCACCTTGCCCCACGCTGCCGCGATAATCAGAGCGGCTGCTGCGACCCGTGCGATGAGTCCCGCTTTTTCTTTTCCGGCTTCCAACGCACGGTGCGCGTAGGCTTGGATTTGTGCCCGGTAGGGAGCAGCGAGTAGAGCCGCCGCAGCAAGGACGGCAGCGGCACGAAGTGATTCATCAGTCACGCCCGCATCCCTTCGATTTTTGCGACCGCCCACCGGACGAGCTGCTCGCCCTCTTTGGTTTTGAGCAGGGCCGCGACGTGCTTTACCAACTCGTCGTCCAGGCCGCTGTCGGTCTTGCTTGCCAGCCATTCGCACGCTTCTCCCACCACGACCGCCTTGGCATACGGATCAAACGCCGAGAGGTATCGCTGCCCAAACGTCAGGAGCGGGGCGAAAGAATTGAGCAGCGCGAGCTTCTCCCAGATGGTGAGGTTCGCGCCGTACTGCCCGATCTCGTCGGGCGTCATCTCGAAGCTGGGCATGGGCGTCAGTCCTCCTCTTCGGAGTCTGGCCCATCATCCCCCGCCTCTGGCAGAGGAAAGTTGATCGTGTCGTTTAGGTGGTCATAGACGAGATCCCACAAGTCAGTCGCTTCTTCGGCGGCTTCCTTGAGATCCAGCCGATACGGTTGCTTGAACGACTCCTCACGGCCGGCGATCAACTTTCCGTCGCCCGTGGTCATGTAGACGTAGGCATACTGCCGGCCGACCTCGATCACGATCCGCCGTTCGACGTAGTCGGGCATCTTCACTCGTCACCCATCTGCTCGAACGCGGTCCGGGCCTCGGGCGTCATCTCGATGCGCTGCATCGACACGGTGGACCGCTTCACCACTGCCCGCTCTTCACGGGTCCGCTCGTCCCACCTGGCTTGGATCTCGCGGCACGCCTGGGCGATCTCGCGTGGCGTCGGGTCTCTCTGGCGTTCCGGCTTGAACCGCAGCCGGCGGTCATTCCGCAGCGGCAGCCGCCACACGTCGCGGAGCCGCAGGACCTGGTCTTTGGAAATCGTCCACCGCTCGCACAGTGCCGAGATCGGCATGTGCGTCATCCAATCGGCTCGGAATGTCGCAACGTCAATCGTCGCCGTTATGCCGCGCATTCATCCACCGCATTACAGTTCGCATCGACGGGCACAGGTACAGCCCCTGCCCACCTGTTGCCTTCTCGATGCTTTTGTGAAACGCCACATGTTCGCAATCGTGCACGCCGTCGTACGTGCCTTTCAGGTAGGCATCAGTCCGATAGACCACGAGCCCGCCGAAGGCCGAACACACACGCACCGGCGGCGATCCCACGGGTGGGATCCACTGATGTTTCCACCCGCCGAGGCCAGCGGTGTAGTCGTCCCAGTAGGAGTTCAATCGCAACGCCCAGGCGTCATACTGCGCCCATCCGCTGGTCAGCTTAGGCGTGTTGTCCTCGCCCATGCTCATGGTGGCCGTCTCGAGCAGCGAAACGGCGGCCATGCCGTACGCCCCCTGGAGCTCGACAAGCCAGCCCACGCCATTCAGCAGGCCGGGCACAGAGAAGCCGCCCCAGGCGTCCCAGTCGATCGCTATGACGTAGTCGGCATCAGCTGCACACGCACGTACCCACCGCTGGCAGGCGTCGCGGTACTCGGCCAAAGCGATCGTGCGAGGGCCGGCGAACTCTGCGGAGAATTGCTTCCGCCCGAGGATCTGGTAGTGGAACGTGGCTTCCTTGTGGGCACGGCAGAACTCAGCGAGTACGTTCACCGTGTCATCGTCGCAGTCATTGCTTTCAATGTGCAGCCGCCAATCTTGGCAGCCTTCGGCGACCTGCAGAGCCTGCTCGAGGTTCGCCCGCAGAGGGCCGCCGCAGTTGCGGGCCAGGCCGACGATTGCCACCTTAGAGTTCGCCAGGCGAATGGCACCTTCGTTGGCCTTGGCGATGTAGGAATCACCGAACACCTCCAACGGCTGCAGCAGGTGTGCCGGAATGTCTAGCGTTTCACACAGGGAAGCGTTCTCTGTATCCATCTAAGCCTTTCTTCATGCGGATAGACGCCGCACGGGTGATAGACAAAGTCGCCAGGTTCCCAGTGGCCACCGATCTCGTCGCGTGCGTTCGCTGGCCTATTCCACACGCACGAGTTAAATGACCGCAGCGGGGCCACGGTCACGAGCTCAGCTGGGGTGCACTTTGCATTACCAAGCCACGTTTGCCATCCGCACGCCAGCGACTGCCATAGATCCTTGCTTTCCTCAACGCGCTGCCAGAGAGCCCGCGACTCGTCCGTGTTTCGCGTAACAACGCTGCCGCAGTTAATCAGGTTCCACTCAACGATGCCCTCTTCGCACACCGTGACGTGCGGCCCAAGGCATGGCAGCTCGTGCAGCGGTTGCCGCACGTCTGTGATGATGGCGTCGCAGTCAAGCGTCCAGACAATGTCAAACTCGTCGAGGTAGCCGCACAGGCGGCCCATCCGCGACGCGGCTTCGTCGTACGGTTTATTCTCGACCAGCAACGAATACCCGTGGAGCAAGGCGTACTCTGTTTTGTTCGGGACCGTAACGGCCGCCATGTCCGCGATGCTGGCAGAAACGCTCGTCAGAATCAGCACGTTCACGAGATCCGCACGGTCGTGCGTCCTTCGGTTCCGAAGCTCTTTTCCACGACCAGGCGAGACACCATCGTGTCGTCGCCGATCACGTCCTGCAGGGCATCCAGTACGGCCTTGCCGATGTTGTCCACGTCGGGCCTGGGCAGTCGCGGTGCCGTCGCCTTCACACCAGACTTGTTCAGGTGCGACTTCGGCCGACCAAAGACGGCGTCAATCACCACGTTCAGCGGCTCGCCGGTCTCGCCAAGGCCAGCACCTCGAGCAGCTGCTGCGATCGACTGCCTGTAGGCGTGAACGGGATGCGTCGAAGGCACGTAGGCCCGAGCGAACCCGCCCCGAGTCGAGACTCTGGGCCTCGGCTGCGGGACGGGATCGCCTGGCACCTCAAACGTGAACGCCATCAGCTGGCCCTCGCTGCGAGGTACAGGCCGACATTCGCAAACGCATACCCAAGGTAGGCCAGACCCAGCCCTGCTTTGCCATGCAGGGCCAGGTCGGCCGCGACCACGAGGTAGATGCCGCCCGTCAGGGCGATTAGCCACGGGGCCATGCGTCACCGATACCGGATGACAGCGAACCACATGCGGCGGGCCGGCGAGTAGGCCACGCCCTCTTCGACGATCACCCGCTTCCCGAAGAAACAGCAGTTGCGGCGGGCCGCCTCGGGCGTGCTGCCCATGCCGATCCCTTCGTACTGGTTGCACTGGCTGTGAACCAGCGCCCCACGGCGGGCGATGATCGTGGCATGATCCTGGGCCGTCACGACGGCAGGACCGCGAACCACGACCCGAGTATCAGCGTGAGCCGAGACCGCAGCGAGACAGACAATCAACGCGAGCAGACAACGCATGGCGTGTCCTCCGGGGTGATGAATCCACCCACGGAGGATGCCACGGCTGTCAACTCAGGATGGGCTCCCACTCCTGGCGGATCTTCTCTTCGAAGTGCCGCTCCTTTAGCCGCAACTCTTTGATTCGCTTCTGCACCCACGGGCAGAGATCAAGCGTCTCGAGCGGCTCGGGATCGCCAAAGTCATCCGGGGCCGACTCTGTCTGCGTGCAATTCCGAGACACGTAGGCCC